CTTGAATAACAAGCCTGTCATTTTGGTACTCCCAAACAGCGTACATGTTCCCTTGCCTAGATGTCCCTCCAGCAATATCCATTGCGATATTGTTCAGCATCATATAATCACCGGAAGCCAAGCTTGATGCAGCAGTCCAGCTTAATCGAGAAGTACCCTGCCCAGTCGAAGAAGATCCGAGATAGGCCCAACCGGTTATTGTTCTCGTGAACTGTGCGCAAGGCGTCCCACTATCAAAGAGCAGCTTTGCCGATCCGTCCCATATACGAAAGCCAAATTTTGCCGTGGGCTCTGATTTGAAGGCCGCTGAAAACCATTTACCAGAAGTGCCTTGACCTACGATCCCGGCAAACGAAAACCCGGTCCAGGCACCTGCCGAGCCCTGAACAACACAAAAGCACATCGTGTTGGACTGGTCTGGCCTTACAAAAATCAGAGGCGGCTCGGCTGTTGTAACGGCTTTTGCGAACGGAACATACACGCCTGAGCCGTTACCATTCCAAGTACCCTGCTGAAGTACCACAAGTCTCGCAAACTCAGAATCAAGCGTTACAACGTTGTTGTTGTTTGTGAAAGTTACACCGAAAGTCATCAGCGATACCTCGTAACTAGCAGTCGCTGAGGTGCCAGCCCAAGAGGGCCGGTGGATGTCGCGGGATTTCCAAAGTATATGACCACTCCATCCACACCGACGACGGGGGTGTATTGAATCGCATAGTTGCTCTGCCCGGATGTGTCATAAGCAGCAACCGGAACGCAGACGGCGGAATGTGTGGCAGGGTTAACACCTGGAAGAGATATGTAGCGAGTACGACCAGGTGCTGGAACGCCCGCCTGCACAATTTCCGAGTGTACGATCCGCACAGTGAACGAGTTTTCATCCAGCTCAAGGAGGCCGGTCGGCCCCCAAACTCTTACCCCGTAGTTCATGCGGAAAGGTCTCCCCACTGGTAGCGCTTGATTCCGTTCTCGTCGAAGACCTTGCCTCCCGCGCTATTGATTACCTGCCGAGCCTGGCCACCGAAAGCGCTGTTGATTTCAAAGGTCCCGTCAAAGAACAGCTTCCAACCGGAAACGCCCGCAACATAGTTGTTGGACGCAATGTAGTTGCCGATTTTGGCGTTGGTTATCGTGCCGTCCTGGATGAAAGCCGAGTTAATGAACACCTGACCGCCCTGCACTGCAAACGGAACAGAGATAGCGCCGCCGGCGATTGTGTTCACGATGGCGAACCGGTCCGCGCTGACCAGGAACTGGCTTTGCAAACCTGCTGGGCCGTTCTCAATGCCTAGCGCCACCCCGGCGGTGATGTACTGCCCAGTCGCGGAGTTGTATTGCATCTTCACCGACCAGGACAGGTTCACCTTGTCGCCGATACCGCTGACGATCTGGGACTGTGTCTGAATGTCGGAGGTGTTTCCCTCGACATCCGTGTGCAACTGCTGGATGGCCTGGGCCGTGGCCTGGCGATCCGTGACCACTACGCTTTCCAAATCGGTCACAGTGCCGGCAACGTCGCCCACCGACGCGGTGAGTTCGGTCTGGCGTTGCACCATGGCCTCGTTCTGCGAGGCGCGAGTCTTCACCTCCTCCGCGAAGCTGGCCGCAGCGTTATAGCCCTGGAGCGCATCATCAAGATCACCCTCCCCGTTGTCATCCCTGGATGCCGCCTGCAGAACCTGGAGGCTCGACGCCGAGGCCGTCACGATGCCGTCCAGCTTGGTGATATCGGTGGTGTTGGTGGAGACCTGCTGTGCCAGACCGTTCGCCGTCTCTACCGACTGGCCAACATCGAGCCAGTAGGTAGCATCCGGTGGCGGCTTTTTGATTGGCACAGCCTGAGCGGCTTGGTATATCCGCCCGCCCTCCACCACCATCTGGCCTTTGAGGTAGGTGGCGTCCTTGTTATACCCCTTCAGCCCTCCCAAAGCGGTGATCTGATCTTGCAGGCCAGGGATCTTGTCGATCTGCTCGATGATGTCCTGGCCAAGCTCAGTGCGCCCAATCTGCCCCGCGATCAACTCCAGCACCGGCGCAGCATCCGCACTGGCCTGCCCCATCACACCATTGCCCACAGGGAAGAACGCTCCAACGTTGCCGGTGCGGTCCACCAGGCGCGCCCAGAAGAACAGGGTTGCGCCAGCCAACAACGACTGCATGCGATAGTCGGCCTGCGGATGCGCCAGGTCGGCAAGCTTGGTGGCCACCGACAAATCATTGGCCGGGCCATACCAAAGCTCGGTGCGCTGGGTGTCCTCTGCGCCTGGTGGGAAGCCCCACTTGATGCTGATGCCGAACAGTTCGCTGGAGGTGCGCAGGAACGCCACAGCCGGCGGCAAGCCGACCTTCCCTTCCAGGTTGGTCAGGTTGGAGCTCTTCCAGATCGAAGATATCTCGAAGGCGCTCACCGAGCGAACCCTGGCCAGGTAGGCGCCCGAGTAAATGCCGGTAACGTCAACGCTTGTCGCGCCGGTGCGCTGCAGCTTGATCCAGTTGCCACTGTCCTTGCGCCACTCCACGTCATAGGCGACCGCGCCGTTCACAGCGGGCCATGAGATGTTCATGGTGCTGATCGCCAGGCCCTGGTCAACGGAGTAGTTCGACGTGATGTCGACGCTCGCCGGCGCCGGAACCACGGTGATCGGCACAACACTGATTGGCCGCTCCTCAAGCCGGGCGCCGGTGTCGATGTGATCGAACTTGCTCGGGTCGTACTGAACGGCCGAGATTTCAAACACGCCAGGCTCTGGCCGCGCCACGCTGACCACGCGATAAAGCGGGATGGCCAGGTCGTCAGCATCCAGCGCCCACACCAGTTCGCGCTCAGGCGAGACGGAGTATGCCAGGGTCACAGTGACCTGCCGGCCGCTGACGAGCTGAACGGTTCGCCCCTCACACTTGCCGTCTGGCAGGTTCAGGATCAGCCGATCCCCTGGCTTGGCCTGGGTGTCGCGGTCCAGGGTGATGACTTTTCCATTCACCGCCGAGATGCGCCCGCCCACCGGCCGACCTGCCAACAGTTCGTCAGCTATCGGGATCACGTAGCCAGGCAGCGGAATACGCCCGTCCAAGCCGACCTTGAAGGTGACGGCCCGGTCTTTTGAGTTGGTCAGAAGCGCCCACTTACCGCGGCGCTGGGCCTCGGATTCGCGGGTGCAGCCGATAGCGCTGATCTCCAGTGGATTGTCACCATAGCGCCGCTGCAGCTTGGCATCGGTCACAGCCGTCACATCGGTGTCGTAGTTGTTCAGCGGGTTGTCGTAGCTGATCAACGCCCTGGTGTAGCGAGTACGTTCCGATGCACTGGAATAGGTGAACTTGCCATCAATGACGTTTGCCCGGGTGTAGGCGAAGTCGAAGTCGGTTGCGCGCGGCATATCCGCCAAGGTGAAGACCTGCCCCTGGGCCCAGTAAGTCATGCCTCGGTAGATGGTCGAGATGTCGCGAAGCAGCGACCAGGCGTCAGCCTTGCTTTGCAGGTTCAGGTTGCAGATGAAGCGAGGTTCTTGCCCGCCTTTTCCGTCCGGCACCAACTGATCGCAGTACTGGGAGATGCGGTACAGCTCCCACTTGTCCACCATCCACGGCTTGATGCGACGGCCAAGGCCGAAGCGGTCGTTCGTGGTGATGCCGTAGGTGTGCCAAACCGGATTGTCGGTCCACGCCTCTTTGAACGTGCCGTCCCAAATTCCGCTATAGCTGCGGGATGCCGAATCGTAGTTGCTCGGCACCTGCCATTTACGCCCCTTGCAGCGGACCGTGACGGCCGGAATGCTGCGGAACTGCTCTGCCGAAAACTCGATGTAGAGCAGTGCGGTATTCGGGTATCGAATCTTCGCGTCGATCACCTCGGTAAAGCCGGCGATCTGCATGGTGTCTGAAATTTTATTGTTGTTCTGGTTGATAGTCAGCCGCGTGACGCGAATCAACCAGCCGCTGGTTGCCTTTGGCAGATCAATACGCCGCGTGCGCTCGTATATGGTCGTAGTCTTCCCGTCGACAGCCTCACTCAGAACCTGCTGATATGCACCGCCGTCCGTTGCTAACTCGACCTTGTACTCAATTCGGTAACCGTTGATGTTGCCGTTGGTATCTACTGACTGGAGTGCAGGCCACGCGAGGCGCACACGTACAGCCGATAACTGGGTATTGGTGATTGCTCGAACCCACGGCGTGGTGCTGCGAAGCTCAACGCCGATGGTGATTTCATTCTCGATAGAGGGAATGCCCTGGATATATGGCTGATCGACTGAGCCTGTCCGCCATTCCCACTTCACGTTGGGGAAGTTCATATTGCCTTGAGGATCTTGCAAGGGCGTGCCATCAACGCGAATATCGCTGTCAGTTGGCATGCCCTCGAAGTCACCCTCGCCAACCGCTATGAGCATCTTTGCGAGTGAGATCGAGCGCAGGCTGTCAGGAGCTTCCGTTGGCGTTTTTGGCTTATCGGAGCCGCCCTTGGCGCCGTAGATGTCGAGCTTCTGTGCTGCGCCCATGCTTTTCTCCAGGCAATAAAAAACCGGCTCATGGCCGGCCGATGTGTTGCGGGTGGTTCTTACATCTGGTCTTCGGCGTAAATCCCAGCGCTAGCGATCGCGCCTCCCCAGTCCCTTTCGCCTGCGCAAAGCGGTACCGGGTTGCCCGAGGCCGTGGTGTTCTTGGCGCTGCCGAAGGCGTAACCCGGCGTATTCTCCGGTGCGGCGCTGGTCTTCAGGCCGCCGGCCTGAGGGCTGAGCATCTGAATTACGCCACCCAGCACCATGGAGCCGCCCATCATGACCAGGGCAGAGCCAAAAGGCGCTCCTGCCCCGAAGGTGCCTCCAGTAATAACAAGGCCTACGACAATCAATACGGCGCCGATGATGGTCTGCAGCGCCCCGCCTCGCTTGCTGCCAGTGATGACCGGCGCGATGCGAATGTCGCCTTCGCCGGTGAATCCCAGTTCCTTTTCCGCCAGGTTGGTCTTCCCTCGAAAAACTGCGAACTCAATCCCTCTGGACTTGGCATTTGACAGGAAGCGTTCGAAACCGGGGATTTGCACACACAGCGCTTTTACCGCTTCCGCCGGCGTCCTCACAGCCATTCGAAAACACCGCCCAAACTGTCGAAGCTGACCGTAAAGCATGATCGTGGTCATGGGCTGATAATTGATGGCGAGTGCTGCCATTGACTTTTCTCCGGACAATAAAAAAGCCCGCCGAAGCGAGCCTTTGATGAGGTGGTGCTGACTATAGGCAGCCTTGCAGCGCAGCCAATCGCTTATTCGCAATCCAGTTTCCGACCACCACGTAATACTTAGCTTCGGCCCCAGAGCCTTTAGGCTGGATGTCAACGAAGTACTGGGATCCCTCGGTGAACACTGTGTAACCTGCATCGCGGCCAGACTGAAGGGTTGCACCAGGCGTACCACCGAAGATCGACTGGTTCTGCCATTCGTACTGCACACATTTAGCCAGTTCAGCATCGCCCTTCTTCGATACCAGAACCTTGTACGGGCCTTCGTTACGGGCCTCATTCATCGTTGGCGCCATGCATCCCGCCAGCATCGCCACGGTCAAAATTGCTATAAAAATTCGCATAGTGATGTCTCGCAACGAAACTACTGGTAAAAACCGTAAACGTATCGATTATTGGATGGCTCTGGCTTGCTAGAGACGTCTTGCCAATCTTTGGCGTACGAAGGAAAGCTGGCTATTTTTGTAATCTGCCAGCCGCTTTGCGCATCCTTTCGTTCAAGCAAATACTGAAAAGGCTCTCCTGCCTCCTTCGCCTTTTTGTCATCCGCGTCAAGCACCGCGCCTTCTTCTGGTGGTGAGATGTTCTTGATGCGCGCCGTGACTAGTGCGCGCGTTTCAGACTGAACCTCGACCTTAGTGATCTGCCTATCAAACGACACGGGCGAACGAATACAGCTGTCAGAACTGTAAAGTTCGTTTGAAGATAACTTCGAAAGCTTCTCGAAATATGGCGCTGCCAACTTAAGGTTATTTTTGCAAACCTCAATACGGATGGACATTGAGGCATCCTTTACTCGCCACCAAGACTTGACTGTTACGTCGGGCGAATTGTTTGACGCGTCTATGGCATCCACAGCACTTAGTGCTTTTGTTACCCCTTCGTTTGTTGATGGTCGGTCAAAACAACCGGAAAGCCCAACTGAATCGCCCCTAGTTTCGTAGACACCTCCAAGCCTTAAAATGAGGCCCATTAGGAGGTGCCATGAGCAACCAGCGTTATCCCGAAGAATTCAAAATCCAGGCGGTCAAGCAAGTGACCGAAAAGCAGCTTCCTGTCTCGGAGGTGGCTGCACGATTGGGTGTGTCTGTGCACAGCCTCTATGCCTGGG